GATAAAAAAGTAATTTTGCCCTTAGGCTGCATAAAGAGTTCAAGCGCTTCCGCCCGATCTATACCATATAGGTCCATTGCAGCTTCATGAACAAAGTGAACACAATTGTAGTGTTCATCGTCATATTGCCTATCGAGCAAATGATCGTGACTTTTCATATAGCCCCCTTCAAACCACTAAAGCGATCCAGTGCAAAAATGTCCCCAGTTTTAGTGGTATTTAATCGTGGTGATTCAGCCTTGAATGTCACAGCTTTATGGTTCATGGCGACACTTGAGAGTTGCAGTCCAAGTAAATAAAACATTGGAGAATTCAGATTGTCTGAACTGTAAATCCGGTAATTTACTGTTGGCTTTACATCGGGATATTGGCCTTCGATTACCCGTTCAAACTCATCCGGCATTACATCACCTAAACCAGATATAGAGACTGTTAATGTCTGGTCCAGATCACCCAGCATTCCGGATCTTTGAATAGATGCTGGCAAAAATTCATAATAGACCTGACCGGATCCCTCCTTATGTTGAACATAAACACCTCGGTCATCATTACGGACTATTCGGTATGTATTCATAAAAGAAGGATGAGAAAGCTCAATACACTCCAGTTGACAGACATCAACTTTCCGATTGAAAAAGAACTTGGCATATTCGTTATCCATTAGACCTCCCAATCTTTAATTAATGCTATATCGGCATTCAGGTTAGGCTGGTTTTGAACAACTTCTAGCTGAGCATTTACCCGGTAAAGGTTGCCATTCACTTCATTGGTCTTGAACGAGTTGGGAATGAAGTTACATAAATATTGCTGACGTGTTCCCTGATCAATCACCAGATCCGCATAAAATGAAGCCGGCTTGCTTTGGTATACACGCCAGAAAGCCATCATTTTATTGAAATCTGTTTTACTTAAGTTCCAGTTCACATCGACAATGTGGCTATTCCGTTTTACATCGATGTAATAGCGACCACGTCCTCCATCCATCTGCTGACGCTTAACATCATCACCCGGTGTTACGCCATAGCCGCTGGTCTGAGGATTTAGCTTTAACTTGTACATAACTTTCCTTCAGGTAATAAAAAACCGACCTCATAATGGGTCGGTATAAAAGTATCTTTAACAACTAAAGTCTTGATATTTCTTCAGATATCTGACTAGATTCATGTAAAATATAGTTTATTAATTTATTTGAAATCGTTAGGTGAAGATGATAGTCAGCTGTTGTTCTAAACCTCTTTAATTTTTGTATTCGATTTTTGATTTCAGCAGCTCTTTTCTGAATCATTACAGACGTTGAACCCGCAGGGTAACCACTAAGTCTGCTATAGACTTTTTCATGAGCTCCACATTTTGTGTTTGTTACTGGCCATAATAGTCGTTGTTCTAAATGATGCCGGACTTCATAAAAAGCATGGTAATAAGCACGCCCTATAATATTCCTTTTGTGGCATTCATCATATTTTGTGGAATTACCTAATAGCTCATAACAGTAATTTAGAGTATCTGTAGTAGCCATTTTTCAATCCACGCCCACTTCATAAGGAATAATAAAATATGAAAGTTTATTCAGTTCATCAATTAAGCCCTCATCATAGCATTTACTAAATATTTCTGAATTCATGGCATCAATCTCATCAAAACTTCTATCGACATAAAGCAATATCAAAAATTCATCATCAATAAAACTATATTCATATTTTCGGCACCTAACATTCCTAGAGTTAAAGCATTTAAAAAGAATTGAACCGATATGTTTCAAGACACTAGAATCAATTTCTAGTTTATTTTTAATTTCAAAAAGCTGAATAAATTCATTAAAGTCTTCCTTTTTAAATCTTTTATAATAATTTAAATCATCATTTAAAATTCCGTCTAGAAAATAAGTTATAGGTTTGAAGTCTATAGGAATAAAACTTTCTAAGGGTAAATTTTGTTTACTACACAAACTAATAATTTTATCAATATTTTCATTAGCGCCAGAAAAATCTACTGAGCTAAGAAAAACAAAATAAAGATTCGATAAAATCGATACACTATTGCTAATTTTCAGTACTTCTCGAGCGTATTGATGCGCAAGAACAGGATTATCAAAATACATTTCAATAATACTATTGCTTAATAAAAACCAATCTAGTGGCTCAGTTTCTTTAATATCATTAAGCAACCGTTTACATCTAAAATACTGAAATTCACTTATCGATCCAGTAGGAACAGCAGAGTTAATAATATCGGTTACTTCTGATGACTTAGTTTTAGGAACTGGGGGAAGCATAAGAATATTCACCAATTTTTTGAAATTTTGTCCTAATTTATTTAAAAAAGCTACCTTTAGAGGTAGCTTTTAAATTAACGATTCCGTCTTGCTGTCGTATTCTCAGTCAAAGACCGACTAATAGTTGAGTTTGGATTACCAATTTGATCACTTACAAGCTTCGGTACCGTTCTTGGAAGCTGCTTATCCATTTCATCTTTAACAATGATCCGGACTGTTTGCTCATCCAGTTGTTCGGCTTCAACTGTCGCCCCACTCACCTGATTAATCACTTCAATTTTGAAATTGATTATCGATGAAGCTGGCTCAATTGAAGGCTTAATCTCAGCTTGAGGGCGTGAAGCACGTCCTGAAGTAAAGTCCTGAACATCATCCAGATTTGAGCGATCCAGAACTAAACCATTGGATGAGAAATAGACTTTACCGTCATGGAACAGGTCAGAATTTGCCGAAGAAGCTAACTTAGGTGTGTCTCTATTACCCTTATAAATAATCTGAGTATCTTGAACCGGTTGATTAAAGATATCAGATTGCTTTTGGCTTTCTATAAAGGCATTAGAGCTCATCATTGCACGGCGCATGACACTATCAGCTGAAGCATTGTTATTGAGAAAAGCTTCAGGGTTTGCACTCTTACGCATTCTCTCAACTAAACCAACACCACCCCAACGTTTAATGTCTTCTTGGGACCATACAATCTCGCCTTTGTGCACAGCTCCAGCAACTTCATATTTCCCACCTCGACCAGTGTAGCCACCTTCAGCAAAGCCTTGATCTTTGATTGCCCGGATGTTTGCAATGATGCTTGCACCTTGTGCAATAGCACTTGCAATTAATGGGATATTTGCTGGAAAACCAACACTAGCCGCCTTTGCAATACTTTGCTGAATAGAAATACCTGCAGCTGCAATGGCATAAGCTTTATCAGCAGCAAACATGATCTTGTATGCTTTTGATTGCTCGCCAAACATTGAACCAAACATCGATGTGAGTGAACCCATCATTTGGCCACCAAATGCAATTTGAGTGTTCAAGCGATCTTGTTGATACTTATCTTCAATATCCTGAGCATTCTTTGCATATTCAGCAGCAATCTGATTACGTTGATCTTGAGCAGCTTGAATGATAGCTGTTTTCTGGTTTTCGTAATCCTGCTGCTTAATTAGTCCAGCTTCGAATTGAGCATTCAAACCATCTAAAGAGTTTTGCTCATTCAGGTCGGTAGCAGCAAATTGACTATCTGCTAAATCATTTGCAGCATTTAAACGGCTAAATCGTTCCTGATCCTGTCTGAAAAATTCTCCGGTACCATTCATATCCGCTTGGATATTACCCCAGTTTTGAACAGCATTATTCACCTTATCACGAGTCTCTTTATCCTGACTAGCTTTAGACAATCCGATTAGCTTTTGCCGCTCTTCTATAGAAAGTTTGGTATTCTTAAGAATTTCCTCCCGTTCTAGTCTGTAACGTTCCTGCATGGCCTGAGTTTCCGAAAGCAGAGATAAACGTGCCTGAAATAAACGCTGTTCCTGAGCTAGTTTTAATAACCCTAACTCTTGCTGTTTTTGCTGTTCCAGCAATTCAACAGCTTGCTTCTGCTCAGACTTACTTAATTCAATGTCATGAGCTGCATTGAACTTTTTACGGTTAAAGGACTCTTCTAGTAACTGTTCCTCAGTTTTACGAAACTCCTTATAGTCTTCCAGTTTGCTTCTAATTGCTTGTTTGGCAATAGCCACATCATTATCAGCACGGCGCTGTAGTTCTGCCTTAATTTCAGCTGTTCGTTCTGGCGAGAATCCTGCCTTATCAACGTCTTCCAATCTAACTTTTAAATTATTCTGGATCCGCTGTACTTCAGAAGCTACTTCATTTTCAAGAGAGCGCTGAGCATCTAGTTGACGTTCTAGTTGAGACTGAATGTCACCAACTGCCTTATCACTTCCCTTACTCGCACCACCTTTCACTTTGCTCTGCATCTTTGGTGATTGATGTAGAAGCTTAAGAGACACTCCATCCTCAAAGATCACTTCACTGACATAACCACCACCCTTGCTGTCATACCATGTCTTGATATCTTTCACAGCGACATTAGTCGTGATCGGTGTTCCTTCAGGCATTGAAAAATCAATACCCTTATGAAATGAAGAAGCCCCTTTAGTTGGGGCTTTTCGTGGACCATAATTAGAACTGATCTTGTAGGAAGTTAAAGGTTTTCCTCCCGCCTGTAATCGAGCCAGATGTTCATTTGAAACTTTCTGACCAGACAATGAGCCACCATATCGAACATCAAGATGTGGACCAGTACCAATACCGGATTGACCGGAAATACCGACTAGACGTTTAGTAAGTTTTGCTTGTTTTTCAATTTCCTGCGTCTGCTTTCTTTT